GTTTTAGTAATAAATATTTTTTTAATTGTTTAGGATTACCAAATTTTTTTATTAATTTGTATATTGAGCCGTGTGTTTCGTGAGATTCAGCACATACCCAACATTTGTAAACGCCGTACTTGTAATTAATTTCTAAATTACCCTTCCCGTCGCCCTTATCCAACCCTTTAATATCGTGAGAACACACAGGACAGTCAAAAGAAACTTGGTAACGATAATCATTATGATTTTTGTAGTCGCCAAAAATATCTTCTAAAATTTCAAATACTGCGGAGTAGTCTACTTCTTGGGTGTTCATGAAATAAAATATAAATAAAAAATGTGAGAAAAAAAAATGGGAGCCGAACACCACCTCGACTCCCTACCAACTAAACGAGTATTTTAACTCTCGTCCCGTCCTATTAATAAATATAAACTATAATTTTGCTAAAGTGAAATTTTAGTTGCCTAATTTTTCTAACTTATTCATATTGACATAACCAATTACACATGTAACGGCATCTGCCATATCAAAATTTTCTTTTTTTAATGCTCCTGTCTTTCCGTATAACCATTGTATATCTGGACATACATCATTTACATGATCCCAAATAACTTGTTTTTTATCAATATCTTTTGGATAACCACCAAATAAAACATTACGTCCTTTGTCGTTTGCACCAACTAAATCAGGGAAAGCAAATTTTCTTGCGTTGTATGTTGAAATAAAAGATGGTACTATACCAAAAATATCATAAACCAATTTACAAATCATTGTGTTGTATCTTAACAAAGTTTGAACGGTATACACATTATTAGAGTTTAATAATGGTTCCTCAATGATGACTTTAACAATACCTAAATCTTTATATCCCTCTAGATGTTTTTTAAACGCATCAGCTTTTTTCATAAGTTCTTCCAACTTATCTTCTGGTTGTGGTTTGATTTTTGGTGAAAAATGCGTCAGCTCTAATAGTTTAGAACCTGTCATATCAAATAATGCAAACCCAATGGTTTTTGTGCTAATATCAAGACCAAGAATCTTTGGCTTGTTCTTAAATTTTACATCTATATTCATAAAGTAAAATATAATCTAATCTAAATGAAATGTAAATGATTAGAAATCAAGTTTAACCGAAAATACTTGTGCACCAGTTCTCGCAATAGGTTCTGATAGTTTACCCATAACCAACGTTTCCTTGTTTGAGTTTAACAAAGCAACTTCTGTTATTTTTGGGTTACCACTAGAATATGTTGGATTTTGTGAAACAACAAACTTTTCATTTGGTAGACTTAAATTAAAAGCCATTTCTTCAACGTCACTTGCTCTAACTAACTGAACGTTACCCGGATAGGCGGTTTCAGAACCAAAATTAGTTAATGACGATGTGTACAATGTCGTATCGTTATATTTTGTTTGGTTTATTGTAAATGTAAAACCAGTTTTTAAATCTTCTATTGAACCTCCGGGTGGATCGATTAATTCATCCGTATAATTTCTCACTTTCCATCCTGTAGATGTTGGTTGTTCTCCATTATTTGTTAATTGGTGTAATATAAAAATCTGCGCCACCGTGTACCCGCTATTTAAATGTTTAAATCCTCCTGATTCAAATTTAACAGTTACATTTTCATTATTAGTGGAACCGGTAACTTTCATAAATTTATTACAAGGTAAATCGTCTAATGTTGTTCCAATTGTGCTTATACTAGCGCTAAATTTATAAGTAACCCATAAAGTTTTTCCAGTCGTTAATTCTGTTATTGGATCGTTATTTGTAACAATTGTATCAACTATTGGTGCTGCTAACGTGTAAAGTCTAGATGAACCGCTGTCTAATGCTGCAACGATTTCTTCATCATCAAAAACAATTATTTTGTGATTATGGAAAATTTTACCAACAGTGTTACCGGTATAATCAACCAAATCTTTATAATCGATGGTGAACCTACCATTAAAATTTGAAACAATTGTTTTAGTTTCACCTGTGCTCATTGTGAATGTTGCACCTGTGGTTGCACCCGATAATTTATGATACATTAAAGTTGGTATTGTTACTGAAAAATATGATTGATCACTAACAGCATTTGGTGATGTTATTCCTGTTGACGTGCTGATGTAATCATCGTATTTAAAGAAATCATCCAAACTATTTGTACTACCACTATAATGTAAAATTGCGATTGTTTTTTGTTCTTCAGGTGATATTGTCGTACCCGTATTATATACCTGCCCCGAAGATTTTGTGTAACCTAAAAATGATTTAATACCACTATATTTACTACTTGTGTATCCTGTCGTATTACCAGTAATTCCTATTGGTGCTTTATCCCAAACAGTACTTAATGTCCATCCACTATCGGAACTCATTACATTTTTACATGTTGTTGTAATTGAACTCTCAATTGGGGTGCCGAAATATGTGCTTCCGCTTGTATACCACAATGGATATTTAACGTTTGTATCTTTATCAAATGGCGCTAATACACTTTGTGCACTTACTCCGCTATAATTGTATTCGGAATCTCCGATAGCGAAATAACTAATATTAAAGTTACCCTTGGAAATTGCGTTTCTACCTTTCTGTGTTAATCTTGCTGCTATTGTTGCTGAATAGTTTGTATTTAAAAAGCTCATATATTATAAATATTATTTTTGTGTTTTATTCTCCATATCCGTAACAATCAAAATTAGTCTCACAAGTTCCACTAGGTCCTGAATATGTGATTCCATTAGCACCACCAATTGCATAATAAGTTGGCCAATTATATGTGTCAAGTAATGTTGGGGCTTCTTCGCTACATATATGATATATTTGAGTATCATTGGCTCCATTTTCTGATGGAATAGAATTAAATTGATTATTTACATAGAATTGTGAACCTACTGGTTTATAACTTACTCCATAGAAACTGGTACTAACACCATAATCAAGAGTATACATATAACATTCACCCGTTGCCGCTTCTGCGGGGCTACTGGATGGTGTTATTGTTGGTGTTGGTGTTACCGTTGGTGTTGGTGTTAATGATGGTTCTAATCCTGATGTTGGTGTTACGGTTGGTGTTAAAGTTGGTGTGCGTGTTGGCGTTAACGAAATGGTTGCTGTGATAGTTGGTGTTAGTGTTGGTGTTGGTGTTTTTGTTGGGGTACGAGTTGGTGTCACCGTATGTGTTGGTGTTATGCTTGGTGTTGGCGTATGAGTAGGTGTATGTGTTGGTGTATGTGATGGTCTAGGTGTTTGCGCGATTGGATTTGAACAATTTGCTTGATCGTAATCAAAATCTGTAATAGGTGTAAAACCATATCTTGGTTTTTGATATGCATATTTAGATCTATTAAAAATATTATTACCTATTAAATTACCTCCTGTCCATAATGTTGTTGCAGGTATAAATTGCTCGATAACCTGTGTCCAATATGGGCTCATTTTATTTATAAAATCATTTATTGATAAAAAATTATAAGGAGTGAAACCGGTGTTTGTGATATAGTCATTATATGCTTCGGTTAAACCACTATATATTTTATCAAATTTACTTGTATTTGAATTTGTGATTAATTGACTTAAAAGAGTATTCGTATATTCAGCAAATGTCACTCCCGTTTGCGGTGATAAAGTGCCGAATGATAATTCTAAATTTCTTGATTTTCTATAGACATCGTATTCAATACCTTGAGACGGTGAAAGAAAAACATTTAGATTTTTTCTATTAAGTATAAATAAATCATTGTTTGTAACAATTGATGTTTTATTATTATCAATTACAGATTCTAAACCAAATCCATAATCTAATCCTGGTAATGTTCTAAAATTATTAAAATAATCCTCTCCATAGGTATATGGTTTTGGTTTAGTAACAATTGTTTTTGTCCTACCCGTCAATTGGAATACTCCGTTTACGAATGTTCCACTGGATAAATCAGTATCAATAATATTACTTGATCTGTGATGTAAAGTTAAGTCATACCAACCCGCACCCTTTTGAAAGAAAATATCGGTATCACTTGCATTTACGGCACTATGAGTTGTTTTTCTTGGGAACCCGTTTTCATCTATTGGATATTCTTCTCTTGTTAATGTAGTTGAACCCGTTGTTGAACCTGTGGTATAGACATATCCATATCCAGTATCTGTACCGCCTGTGCTATTAATTTGATATGTATATTCAACGTCTGTGCTATCAGCTATTGAATTAGTTATTACTGTGTCTATTTTAGTACCTTGAATCAAATCGTAAATGTCCTGTTCAACATTTAAATTATTCGGTGTTGATGTTACGCGATAAACATATTCGTCTATTTTAATTAACTGTTGTGGTGCTCCCAAAAATTGTAAAAAGAATTCAATTGCAGAGCGAGTTCCTTTTCTTTTATATAAATCAGCTAAGTTTGTTAAAATCCTTCTATAAAATTCGTATTCAGATTCAATAAGTGACTTACCCGTTGTTATACTTGAATATGTACTTTTTGTTTTTGTGTATAAAATTTCATTAAGTGTTTTTTCTTCAAACAATTTTACGGTTGAAAGTCCTAATGTTTCTGATAAATTTTTTAATAGAATATCAGGAACGTTATCGATACCATCATAACTAACATTTCGCATGAAAGCTATGTTATCAATATACTTCTTTACTTTATCAAAAGATTGTCCGTATAATTGAAATATTGATTGTGCTTTCTGATCTAAAGTGTCAAATTCAAAAAGTTGTGGTGATGTTAAAAACCTAATAATTAAATTAGATTTGTAGTCATCGATTTCATCCGCTATACTTCCAACTTGGCTTATATAATTTTCATAATTCAATCCAACAATTTGTGGGTTCCATCCGTCTTTTGATGTAGGCCACGTATAATCAATGTCAATTATATTTGTGGTTGTTTTATCAAAACTATCTCTTGGTACTTTAAATGTTGCAGTAAATCTTGGTGTTGTTTCTCTATTTAATAATAAATCTTCTAAATCATCTAAATTATTAAAGAACTCTTCTATAATTGCATCGTTTGGTCTTATTAAGAAATTATCATCCGATAATGAACTTCCATTAAATGGATTACCTTTTACTTTTAACTTAATAAAATTCTTAGAATTTGGTTCTGTATATCCTATTATATTATAAATTTCTCCCTTATAATCAATAACATATTTTTTAAATGAACTATAAAAATTTCTAATTGGGTTATTTGTTACCGGTGTAGTACTACTACCGGGTGTGATAAAACTTACATCATATGGATTATATAAAATAGAATATTCAATATATAATTCCGTAGTGTCGGCTTTCGTGTTATATGTGATACCTGATGCTGTGTGATCGTATTGTCTTGCTAAGGTATCTCCATCCACAAGTATTCCCGCAGGAAACTTGTTGATTATTTTATTAAATGAAACTTGTAATCTTGAGCTTAGTGAACCGTATAAAGATTTACCTGCATCATCTTTTCCACCTTTAAATCTTATTTTTTCATTTTTTTCAACACTCCCATCAGTTGTTGTTGGGGCACTCTCTTCTATCTTAAGTTTATCTAATGTTAAAAAATCAGAAAATGGTGAGGTTTTGAAATTCTTACTATCTTTTTCAACAATTACTTTATCCAACGCAAAGTTAGTATTTGTCAATTGACTGGTACCGTCGGTAATTTGAACTCCGACTAAGCTATCACTAAATGTTTGTGCTCCGCTTGCCGCTGCACTTGGTACTTTATATCTAACTGTGTTTGATGCCATTATTCGGTAATATTAGTTAAGTTTAAAGATTCGTCAATGTTAGTTCTTTCTTCTCTAACCTCGTAAAGTGTACTATTAAACTCATCTTTAATTTCGTATAAGTTAAATTGTTTATAGATGTTATTATCTTCGTCGTATATCGTGTAGATACCCGGTGCAACTGCTTTACTTTGGTTACCATAAAGTGCATGTGCCAATGTTGAAGCGTCATGTTGTACCATTTGAATTTCCATTGTTGTTGGGTTAAAAAACGTATTTGTTAAAATGACTTTTTGTCCTGGGTCACCGATATATGGTACTACGTTCGGTCTGCTTGATGGTGCGGAAGATGGTGTTAACGTTAAAAACATTAAATTTGTTGTTGAATCTTTATAACGATATCTAATTGCTTTGTCTGTTGTATTTGTTAAATTCGATGTTACTGGTTCACAAAAGAAAGATGATGTAACAACCCTATAAAAATTTGGTATTTTTTGATTAGTAGCTGAATTAATATATTCCACTCTATAACCAACCAAACCCTGTGGGGTGAATTTATTTTTATCAACGCTTGGTACATTTGTTAAGTCAATAATTAAACCTCTAACTGATGGAAGCGAAGCTAAAACTCCACAATCCGTAATTGATGTTCTGATTTGCTTCGGTCTAAAATGTAGTGTGTATATACCTAAATCCGAAAATTCTGACGCCTTTAATTTTAAATTATATAAGCCACCTAAAATTTCATTATTTGGCGCTGTTGTCGAATCTGTCGTTTCTGAATTATGAAAAATTGGGGTTAGGATATCCTCTGATACCAATTTTTTTAATATTGGGGTGTTTGTGGACAACCTATCTGGTGTATAATGATATAATATCTCCACATCTGAAGGTGATACGTCTGCCGGTCTAATAATTCCATATGATCCTACTGCCATTTTCTTTTATTTATAAATATAAATCTTATTGTTTTTTAATTTTAAAAAACTTGTTTCCATATACACTTAATTCTCCCATACTATCAATTTCACCTAATCTTAGGTTATTTTCCATTACCCCTTGTTTACCTCTACTTACGAATACGTCAGAATAAACCCTTGGTTGTTCAACAAACCCTAAGAAATGTTCTTCCCTTGTTAGCATATAATTTATCACTTCTTCTTGAGTAAATCCACTGGTATTTCCTAATATTTCAGTATAACCATCCGATCTATCAAAATATTGCAAAGTCGTGGTTGATGAATCTTTTGTATATGTAAAAGTGTAACCCGTATAATCAATCGTTACATCATTTTCAGTTTTTGAATCGATTACTAAATCTTGTGTGTAACCATTGTTTGTAGATGGGTTATATTCATAATCATATAGGTATTGTTGTTCAATAGTTTTTGTTCCTCCTGTGTAGTCAATTGGTATTGTAAAAGTTAGGGTTCCTAATTCGTTCATATATTTAAAGTTGTATAAGTTATTTTCTGTCTATTTTAATTTTATGATAATTTTATATAACTGTTGGTAAAGTAGAATTATAATTAGATAATACCTGTGCATCGGTTAGAGTGGAATTATATACTCTCATTATACCAAATCTACCATTAAAATCTGTTCCGTCACCTTGACTTGTAGCATCCCTATAACCAAAGTTCATATATAATGGTTGAGAAGCATCCATAGGTGAAACCCACGCTACATTTACTGAACCTTTATATACACCATCAATATATCCTTTACATACTGAACCATTATAAGTTAAAACTATTTGATGCCATTGATTAAATGAAACTACACCTATGTTTCCACTTGATGTTACTATACCACCATTCCAAAATCCAACTTCTAAATTACCACCAACTATTTCTATTGCGGAATGGTGATATGATGTGTTTGGACTTGTACTATTATTGTACTGAACTAATACTCCATTATTGGTTGGATATACCCATAATTCTACTGAATGGGTTTCATTAGCCGATGTTATTAGTGAACTTAAATTTGGTGTTGTTATATAATCATCAACAAAGGTAAAATAATTACCAGTCCAAGTTGGAGAACCTGTAATTGTTCCATTTCTACTATTACCACTTATATCAATAATAGTTACCCCACTACCATTATATGATGCCGTATTAAATGTGTTATAATGTAAAAGTAAATTTTGAGTAACTACTGCAGATGTAGTTGGCCATATTTGATTATTATTCAAAAATGCTTTTGTTGCACTTACTCCGTTAAATTTTATATCGGTTGCATTTCCAAATACTGGCATAACTTATCCTATTATAATGTAAAGAGTTCCACTTACGGGTGTCAATGCTGCGTATGAAGCCGATGTTATGGTTTGTATTGATGCTACATTTGATGAACTAACAAAACTAGCACTCAATGCATATCTTGTATCAAATGAAGATGTTAATTGTGATGAACCACTAATTACACTATCTCCACCAATTGTTAAATATCTTGCATCGTATGATGAAGTTAATTGAGATGAAGAACTTATTGCTCCACTTAAACTTGTCAAAAATGAACCCGTTTCACTTTCAGTAATCCAACTACCACTTACACTCTCAATTGCATTTAATCTATTTACTAAACTACCAGTCGAAATACTTGCAGTATATTCATTAAAAGAAGATGTAGTTACTAAATGTGTTAAACTTTGTTCGTTTGTTGCTGCAATAATTCTATTATCTACCGATGCACTAAATGTATCAAATGAACTGGTTTGTAATCTAGCATTTATTCCGTTTGTAAATGCAGTATTTAGTGTAGATTGTGAAGATGTAAATGAATTCAATGAACTTATATCTACTGATTCGGATATAAACCCAAATGATGTTATTTGTGCAGATGAAGATATAGTTCCCGTTGGTATCGTTACCGATGAACTAATAAATCCAAATGCGGTTATTTGTGCAGATGAACTTATAACACTTCTACCTTTTGATTCAAACGAAGATGTTACAGATTCTAACGATGTTAATCTATCTCTATCTAATATATTTACTCTCGATGTAACTGCGTCTGCAAGAACATCCAATTCTATTCTATAAGTTGTACCACCATCTACACCAACAATTGTTGTATCTAATGATGCGGATGGTAGTGGAGTTAATTCTAGTATTCTTTTTCTTACGTTTGCCATTTATTATATTATTATATCTAAACCATCTTCGGTTGTTATGATAAAATTATCTTCAGTTGCAATTGGAATATCTACCAATTTACCTATAACATATATATCGTTTATTGTTATGGAATCATAATCTATATAATTATCTAATAATGTGATTACCACATTGTTTCCAACTTCTTTAACAGTGTAATGTCCTGGTAAATGTAATCCATAAACTAATATCTCAAAATTTTCAGGAGATGCTCCTTCAGTTCCATAATCCAATGCTACATTATAAATCGTAAGAGTTCCAAAACCAGTATTATCAAAAGCATCTATTAGTCTTGATACCACCCTTCCACTAAATTGTAAAATTTCATTATGAAATTCTGATATTTTTGTTTTATTATTTACTAATTTAGTTGGGTTTGGATTGGATTTAGAATTTGAATTAAATTTATTTGTAGTCGGTGATTCTATATTCAACAAGCTACCTGTGATGTATAACTCATCATTTAAATTATTAGGATTTATTTTTGGTATAATCCTATTTAATTTTTTCGCATTTGAATTAAATCTATTAAGCATATTGTTCTATATCACCTGTTACTTCAATATAATCATCGTCATCCAACTCAAATTCAAAATTATTTTTTATAAATTTGATTAGTATCCCTTCACTTCCTTGCTCTACTATATAATCGTTTGCAGAAATATATTGAGTGTTAATTATTACTCTCAATCTATCCTGCATTGCTCTGTATTCTATTTCTCTTAATAACTCATCAAATCTCCAACCTTTTGCTTCCCAT